TGTTCTTTATGTGGTAAAAAAACTGTATTAATAAAAAGCAACAATCCTATTGTTGGTTCTGTATGCAGTGATTGTCTTAATAAAGAAATAGATAGAAAAAATTTAAAAGAAGCAAATTTTTTTTGTAAAACATATAATCTACCTTTTGATCCGAATAAATGGTTGGAAATTGAAAAAGTAAGCGGTCCAAAAGTATTTGAAGAATACGTTAATGTGGTAGCCGCAGAAAACCCAAAGTCTTTATACAACAGTGATAAAACAGACTTGTTATGGGAAAGAATGAATAAAGAGTGGCAAAAAGATCTTACTAATGAAGAATTAATTTCACGTATAACACCAATTAAAGATGGTTTTGTAAAACGTATGCAAATTAAATGGGGACCAAAATATTCATTTCAACAGTATTTAAAACTTGAAGATTTATATACAAATACTGTAAAAAGTAACAGTATTACCAACCCCTTAACTCTTGATATTATTAAAAAAATTGCAATAGTAAGTGTTGAAATGGACCAAGCTTTAGAAGATGGCGACATTCAAAGTGCCGCAGAGTTCAATAAAATGCACACGACTCTTGTTAAAAGTGCTGGATTAGATGATTTGGTCGAAGTTAGTGATGATAATGTGTTGTCTACGGTAGCTGACTTATGTAAGTTTATCGAAGATAGCGGCGGAGTTTTTCAATATTACGATGATGTTACAAGAGATGTTGTAGATAAAACTATTCAAGATTTAGAAGAATGGACTCGTAATTTCGTCATAGATAATGCGGGAATTACGACAACATACGAAGTTATTGAAAATCAATATAAACAAAAAATGCAAGCCGAAACATTAAATAGTGCGGCAAAACGTAAACCACTAGAAGATTTGGAAACCGCATTCAATAATGCAAAAGAAGGAAAAAATGTAGATTTTGATAAAGAAATTGAAGCAGATGATATAGATTTGGGAGACGATGATGAAATTGACGATCCAACCTACTGATGATCCAATCGCAGACTACATAACCTTCTTAGATGACAATGATTTTAAAAATAATCAATGCGTCACAAAAGATAGAATAGAAAAACAATTACCACTATATACAAAAGCAATGAATACATTGTTGATGTATCCTGATATTTTTGCAGATATAATGACGCCAAAAGATAGTAAATTTAGTTTATTTTTTGAACAACGTATGGTGTTAAGACAAATGCAAAGAAAACGTCAATTTTACGGCACATTTACAAGAGGCTTTTCAAAGTCGTTCCTTGCAAACTTGGCAATGTATCAACGTTGTATGTTTGTTCCCAATTATCATGGTTTCGCTGTTGCTGGTACTAAAAAACAAATTGCCGCAATAGCAAAAGAAAAAGTTATTGATGACTTATGGGTTCGTTTCCCACTATTGCGAAACGAAATGAAAAAGTTCAGAGTAGCTGGTAAGATGAAACAAGCTTATAAAGATGGCGGAGACCACGTTGAATTTGATTTCACTAATGGTTCTATATTCGATGTTATTGGTGGCGCAATTCGTGGTGGTAGACGAAATGGTGGTATATTTGATGAGGTAATACTCTTAGACGGAGAGTATATTAATGAATCTGTTATTCCATTATTAAACACAATTAGATATAACAAATTTGGAGAAGTAAATCCAAATGAGCCGCAGGGGAGTAAAATATTTATTACTTCTGCTGGATATGTCGGCACATATGCCTATGAAAAATTAGTAGAAACACTTTGTTTCAGTATTATTGATCCTAAAAAATATGCTGTTATGGGTGGTTCATATAAAGTATTAATTATGCACGGTAGATTGGTTGAAGAAACAATGAGAGAAATTCTAAGTTCTCCAAGTTTCAAAGCAGACAGTGCAGATAGAGAGTATCGTAGTATTTGGTCTCATGAATTGAGCGGCGCGGCATTCTCAAAAGATACTATTAGTAAACTTAGAAAAGTTAAGAGAGCTGAATATGCGGCTAGAAAAGATGCCTTGGAAATGGGACACAAATATGTTATTGGTGTTGATGTTTCTAAAGACGGTGCGGCAGAAACGGTTGTTATTGTTTGTAGATTAAGTTTCGGCGACTATAGTTGCAATTATAGAGAAGTAAATACTTTTGTAATTGCTAGTACCGATTTCTCTGTACAAGCAAATATTTTAAAACAAACTGCCATAAAATACAAAGCTTCATTATTAATATATGATGCAAACGGCGTTGGGGCTGGTTTAAGAGATTGGTTGAATAAACCTTCGCGCACAAAAGATGGTATGCCATTGGAAGGGTTGGGGATTATTAATCCACCACCTTCAGCCGAAAAAACAGTAATAAAATACAACAATCCTAAACAAAATATTGTTTATGAAATAAAGAGTGGCGGAAATGTTGCTTCACAAATTCACTCAACTCTAATGAGCAAAATAAGTAGCGGTTCTATTAAATTCTTGGTTAGTTCTGCGGCAGCATTGCAAATGCTTGAAACTCAAAAAAAATTTGTAGAAGCTTCTACGCAGAAGAAAGACCGTATTATGCGTCCATATCGTTTTACAGATCAACTAGAAGTAGAATTTAAAAACTTAGATATTAAAGATACTAGTGACGCATTAAAACAAAATATTATTATTGAGCGTAGAAATAAAAATATTCAAAAAGATTTCTTTTCAGCTTGTGAATATGTAGTTTATGGGGCTATGCAAGTAATTGAATTGCCTTATTATAAAAAACTTATGAAACAACAACGTTATAAAGTTCCATCATTTGTATCTGGAACAACTATAAAAAAACGTAGAAATAATAATTCTCTGAGTAGTCGTAGAAGGAACTTTAGTCGGAGGGGAAGATAATAAAATTAATGACAAATCAAAAGCAAAGAAGAATGGGGAGTTTTAGCATAAGGCGTAAACCTCTCGTACAATTATATCGCACTCTTGCAACGGCTAGAAACGTGACAGATCCTAGGTCATTGCATGTAGACGCTAGTGATTTATCCACTTTTGTAAATGGAGATATGCTGGACCCTTATTTTAGAAAACCAGGTTCACAATTAGAGCAAAATATTAAATTATCTAATACACTTTATGCGCAAAATCAAATTTATGCAAATATTTTAAATTATTACGCTAATATGTATTATTGGAGATATAAAATAGTTCCAAGAAAAATAAAGGATAAGGAAGAGATCGCTGGTAAAACTGATTACGCCACAGAATATAAAGCAATGTTAGATTTTGCGGAAGGACTTAGTTTAGAAACAACAATGCCAGACATATTATTATCTTTATTTAAAAACGGGCGAGTTTATTTATGTTTCGCTGGTAATTCTAGTAGTAAAACAATAACAACATTAAAATTGCCGAATAATTATTGTAAACCAGGTTTACAAACACAATTTGGTACTTATGAAGTTGTATTTGACAATTATTTCTTCGATAGTTTAAGATTAGATAAAGAACAAATAGAAACATTCTTAGAATGTTTTCCTAAAGAATTTAAAGATAATTATCACGAATATAAAAAGGATAATAAAAAAAGATATGTGGTATTAAATGGACGTACTACTACCTGTATTTCTATGAATGAAACGGGTTTCCCTAGTTTCCTAAATAGTTTCTATGATATAATTGATTATAAAACTTATAAAATAAATGAATTAAACAGTAATACCAATAAACTAGAACGTATTGTTACTCAAGAAATCGATCCAGAAAAAAGTGGTATTACAATGGACGAACTTGAACAATTACATAATTCAGTGGCTAACAATATTGAAAATGACAATGATGGCACAAAACTTGTTACTACTATTGGTAAAATTGATGTAAAACAATTACAGCAAACAAATAACGTTCAAGATCAAGCTTTACAAAGAGCTTATGCTGGAATATTTGCAAGTGCTGGAGTAAATTCAAACTTATTTACAGGCACCACATCAGAGAGCATTCAGATTTCAACAGAGCGCGACGCGGCTATGGTATGGCAATACATAGAACAAATTGTAAATGCCTTAAATTTAGCTATTAATAATATACATAATTTTGGTAATTATCAGTTAGGATTAACTATTTTACCAATTACTCATTATAATGAAAAAAATAAAATAAGTCAATATAATGA